CGTAATATGCAAAGTAGACGGTAAGGAGTTTAAAGATGAAAAGAGTCTTCATCTTTCGTTAAAAAGCTATGGTTTAAATAAAGTAAAATATTATCAAAAATATTTTGAGCGTAGAGATTTGCTTACTAAAGAGCTTATTAATTTTAAAACAAAAGAGCAATATTTCAATAGCGATTTTAATGACAAAAATAATATGAAAAAATGGCTGAAAGAACAGTCAATAGATAAAGCTCAAGAGTATTGTAAATCTTTACTAATAAAAAGAAAAGAAGATAAGAAGCTCACCTACTCTCCATCGCAAGTAGAACTAAGGACTATAATGGCTCCTTCTATTATTTTTTATAATAAAATATTTAATGATTACTACGACATTTGTTCTTCAATAGGTTTAGAAAATAAATATATACATCCAAAAAATATTATACATCAATTTAAAAATAAATTGATTTTAAGAGACACAATATACGTAGATACAAGGGAACAGAGTTGGTTGAAATTTGATATTCCATTTGAAATAAAAACCTTATCATTTGGCGACTATTCTTGTAATAACGATAATTGCAATTGCTTTATAGAAAGAAAAAGCTTAAGTGATTTTATAAGCACTTTAAGTGTTAAAAATTTTGATAGATTTGAAAATGAAATTAAAAAAGCTAAAGAAAATAATTCTTATATTATAGTAATGGTAGAGGAAACGCTAACAAATGCTTTAAGTTTTCCTTATTTACCTCATATAAGTAAAAGCATAAAAGCAACACCAGAATATATATTCCATAATGTTCGACAATTAATTCAAGAACATGATAATTTGCAATTTTTATTTGTTGATGGCAGAAAAGAAATGACAAGAATTATAGAAGCAGTATTCGCTAGTAAATGTTTTTACAAAAAAATAGATTTACAATTAGCATATGATATGAAACTACTATGATATATTGTCCAGATAAATATATAAGAGAAGTTAAAGATGTTAACGCCGAATTAGCAGAACTAAAGGGTTATCTTAATGATAAAGAAGCGAAAATTAGTTTAGCTAAATTCCTTAGAGCTAATATTGGATTTTCTACTGAACTTATTAGCGGAGTTAAACTCGCTCCTTATCAAGAAATTCATTTAAAAGCTTTATTAAATAGAAATTTCAATATGTGTGTTTTTGGTCGAGGTTGCGGCAAATCATTTATAGCTGCAGTATTTTGCTTTCTTCAATGTATATTCGAACCAAATACAAAAATTCTTATAGCTGGACCAACATTTAGAACTGCAAGGTTTATATTTAATAATTTAGAAAAAATTGTAGAAAGTAAAGGGGCAGAATTACTATCTCAATGTTTTGGAGCAAAAGCTAAACGAAATGATCAATTTGAATGGCAAATTAACGGAGGAAGTATTGTAGCGATTCCGCTTAATGGTGAAAAAATTCGAGGCTTTCGAGCGAACATTCTTGTTTTGGATGAGTTTCTTTTGCTACCAGAAGAAATTATCAAAAACGTACTTATGCCATTTTTAGTTGCCCCACAAAACATGAAAGAGAGAATGCAGATTAGAGAACTTGAAGATAAACTTATATCAGATGGATTAATGAAAGAGGAAGATAGAATGGTCTTTCAAAACACAAGTAAAATGATAGCCTTATCTTCTGCAAGTTATACTTTCGAAAATCTTTATAAAACATATATGGAATGGTCGGAAAAAATAAACAGCAAAGAAAGAGGAGAGGCAACTTACTTTGTAAGTCAATTAAGCTACGAAGCTCTTCCAGAAGAAATGATAGATAAAACAATTATTGAAGAGGCTCAAGCTGGTGGTTCTAGTCATAGTGGATTTTTACGAGAATATTGCGCTCAATTTACAGATGGAAGCGATAGTTATTTTAATGCAAAAAAAATGGAAGAATGTACTTTAAAAAAAGGAGAATCTCCTCACACTTTAATGAAAGGCGATCCAAAGAAAAAATACATATTAGGAATTGACCCTAATATGAGCGATAGCCCTAATGCTGATTATTTTGCTATGGCAGTTATGGAACTAGATGAAGAAAAAAATTACGGAGTTTTAGTTCACACTTACGCTGGACTCGGCACTTTAAAAAATCATGTTAATTATCTTTATTATATAATGAAAAATTTTAATATTGTATTCATGGTTCTCGATAATGCGGGATCAGACACATTTTTAGCTGCATGCAACGAGTCAGAATTTTTTAAAAAAGATAAAATTAATATTAAATTATTAGATATGGATTCTGAATTAGAAGGAGATGAATATAATTTAATGTTAAGAAATTGCAAAAATCAATATAATTTAGATATTAGAAGAATAGCATTTAATCAAGTATTTACTAGTAATTTTATTAGAAAAGCAAATGAATACCTACAAGCTTGTATAGATTATAAAAAAGTATGGTTTGCTAGTAGAACTTCTTCTGATGAAAGTTTTTTTAATCACGCAATATCTTTAAACATACCCCTTGACTTAATGAAAACAGAGGATAAAAAAGATTGGACTTTATTAGATTTTATTGAAAATCAAGATGATTTTATTTATCAAACGAAAAAACAATGCGTATTAATTGAGCACTCTGCTACTAGCAGGGGTAATCAAAATTTCGATTTACCCCAACATTTAAAAAGAAGCTCTTCTGCAAATAAAGCTAGAAAAGATAATTATTCTGCATTTATGTTAGCAAATTGGGCCGTTAAATGCTATAATGATATGATGGCAACACCTAAAATAGAAGAAGTATCTACTTTTTTGCCTAGAATGATAAGTTAACGTGTAATAGAATTAAGTAAAATGGCTAAAAAATCTCAAAATAAATCAAAAAGTAAGAAAAACGAGGAAATCCAACCATTAATGGTTTCTAACGCTTCATATCAAGAAGTGGTTGCCTCGGAAGATACTAGATCAAGAAGAAATCTAGCAGCAAATATTACTCGTACAGACAGATACAAGAATATTGACGATGGATTAATACCTTTTAGATATTCAACTGGAGTTAAAGCTAACTCCAATATGAATGTAAGAGACGCTGTTATTTTATGTCAAAAGGCTTATTATAATTTTGCTATATTTAGAAATACTATTGATTTAATGACTGAATTTTCTTGCAGTAATATTTACTTTAAAAACGGTAGTCAAAAAAGTAGAGATTTTTTTAGTGCGTTATTTTCTAAAATTAACGTTTCAGAAATGCAAGATAAATTTTTTAGAGAATACTACCGTAGCGGTAATGTTTTTATATATCGATTTGATACGAAAGTACAAGATGAGGATATTGCTAAAATCACTCAAACATTCGGTTTAAGTTCGAAAGCTAGCGTTTTACTTCCGTCAAAATATATCATTTTAAATCCAGCAGATATTCAAATTGGTGGAAGCATTAATTTTTCCGTAGGAAGATATTATAAACTTCTTAGTGATTACGAATTAGAAAGATTAAAAAGTCCAAAAACAGACGAAGACCGAGAAGTATTAAATAGTTTACCGCCAGAAACGCAAAAGCTAATAAATCAAAGAACAGTTGGCGTTTTGACTTTACCATTAGATAGAGAAAGATTAGCTGCCGTTTTTTATAAAAAACAAGACTACGAACCATTCGCAGTCCCTATGGGTTTTCCTGTATTAGATGATATTAATTGGAAAGCTGAAATGAAAAAAATGGATATGGCGCTAACTCGTACAATGCAACAAGCTATACTTTTAGTGACCATGGGAGATACGCCAGCTAACGGAGGAATTAATCAAAAAAACTTAGAAGCAATGCAAAAGCTTTTTGAAAATCAAAGCGTTGGCAGAGTTTTAATTGCAGATTACACAACGAAAGCTCAATTTGTTATTCCAGATATTGGCAATCTTATTGGACCGCAAAAATATGAAGTTGTTGATAGAGACATTCAAATGGGATTAAATAATATTCTTATAGGAAGTGAAAAATTTGCTAATCAAACTATTAAAGTCCAAGTATTTATTCAAAGATTAAAACAAGCAAGAGAGACCTTTATTAATGAATTTTTAATTCCAGAAATTCGCAGAATGAGCAAGGATCTTGGTTTTAAAAATTATCCAACTCCACATTTTCAAGACATTGATATTAAAGATGATATTCAATATTCTAGAATTTATACAAGACTAGTAGAACTTGGAATATTAACTCCAGAAGAAGGAATCCAAGCTATAGATACTGGAGCACTTCCATCTTCCGAAGATTCAGTTTTATCTCAACAAAAATTTAGAGAATTAAAAGACCAAGGACTTTATCAACCTTTAATTGGCGGAAGTGCTCAAGCTGGCGCAGCAGGAAGACCAGCTGGAAGTACTGGAATTCCCCAACAGACTAAAAATGTAAAACCAATTGGTGAAGGTAAACAATCAAAAGCAACATTTTTTGATTTAGATAAAATTAAAAATAATTTTTTACTTGCTTCTAAATTACAAGAAAAAATAGAAGCAAATCTTAAAGAAAAACATTCTTTACGTAAACTTTCCAAACAGCAAAAAGAAGTAGCATTTGAAATCTCTAAAATTATTGTATCAAATGAAAATCCAGAAACTTGGCAAAATGTAATTGAAGAATACGTTAAAAATCCAAAAGATAAAAATATAGAAAAAATTCACGAAATACAAAGCATAGCAGCAGATCATTCAGTAGATAGTTATATCGCTAGTATTCTTTACCATAGCAAAAAGATAAAGGAATAATTTTATGGCTCAAAATTTAATAAGATTAAAGCAATTAAATACAACTGAATTAAGCGGATTTTTTGCGTCAACAATAACAAACACGGGCGCTTTTGTAGATTTATTTAATTCATTACCGTATCAGTTTCCAAGTTCAACAGGAATAAGAAGATATGTGCCCTTAGATTTATTTAGCACAACCACCATAATACCAGTCTCTGGAGCAATAAATTATTTTCCATTTATAGTCAAGAAAAAAACTACTAATCCTGTCGCTTGCGTTGAGATGACTGTATATTCGACGTTCGATCCAAAAGTAGCTATAGGTATTTATGATGGAAGTAATGGTTTTGAAAATGCAAATTTAATTGCTTCTGGATCTATAACTGGAAATATTTCTAATATTGGAATTTATAGAACCACACTAAACGGAACTTTTAATCAAGGTCCATACATAATTGGCTCTATCTTAGAAAGCGGAGCAGGATCTACTTTTAGAGCACTTTCCTCTCATGGATTTAGAGAGCATTTTGGTATAAATACTGGATCTAGCACATTATTGGGAGGAACAGCTAACACGGTTCTTACTAATTCATTAGGCCAAACTGGAGCTTCTATTTTACCACAAAAAATAGGATCTGGGGTTTGGTATGCAACAGCAGCTAACGTATTAAGTCCATTAGTATTTTTAGAATATTAATTATCAGATATTAAAAATAAAAATTATTATAATAACGTGTAATATCTTATGAAAATAGTTGGCTAAAAGAAAAAGTTCCTCAAGATAACATAATAGACAAGACCATAGATAAAATAAATAATTAAATAAAATGGCAAGATTAAACACGGGATTAGATAAAAAGTATATGATAGTTTCTGGATCAAATATACCAGAAGTAAATGGGATAT